GCTTAGTAAGGCTTCTCACGACGCACGTCGTAGGGGATGACCAGCTTGCCGCGCAGGTTCTTGCACAGCGGGCCAAGCTCGATCACCAGTACATGGCTGTAGTCATCACAGCCGCAGTGCCACGGACCATCATTGCGACCGTTGTACAGGATGCGAGCGCCGGAGACATTGAACTCAACTTCCTGCGGGGAAGAGATCCAGAAGTCGCCAGTCAGTCGCGTGCCATCGCGCCACTTGCCGTCGTGGGTACGCACCGGTTCACCGACACGATACTTCAACAGGTTTTGGAAGAGGATGGTGCCTTCCAAATCCTGGTAGTACGACTCGGCCAGTTGCTTGCGACCCTGTCCACCGAGATGGTCTGGATAGATGAAGCCGGAAAGATCGGTGACGCAGATCATCGCACTGAGACGATTGTCCGGGATCAGGACCACTTCCATTGCACCGATCCACACCAGGCAGTTCGGACGGAAGCGCAGGCGCGCGAGGAAATGACCACGCTGCAGCCAACTCGGCGGGCAGTTGGAGAAGTCCACGTCGAAGTCTTCCATGTCCAGCCAGATGCGGTAACGATCACGCATGGCTTGGGCGACGCTTTCCTTGGTCATCCGGGCGTCCACATGCAGGTTGATGTGGGTCTTGCCCAGATACGCCTCCATCAACATGCGATGGTAGGTGAAGGTATCGCTGCTGCACCACCCGGTCTTCTGCGTCGGGGTGATGTGCACCTGGGTCAGCGTGTTGCCAAGTGCGGCCGGTGCACTCAGTTCAAGCTGATCAGGAGAGAAGTCGGTTTCGTTGGCCCGGTTGATCAGATCAATCAGGACATGCTTGCCCGGTTTGTTGTACGGGAAGATCGGCTCGGGGCACTGCCACGCTTCAGGGTGGCGATGCTGATGCGGGAAATGCTCGTAGTGCCGGTGATCAGGGCGCGGGTGCGAGTGGCCATGATTGTGCGGATCGTGGTGACCATGTGCAGGAGGCCGACGTCCATGTACCGGCGGGGCCGCGCTCCAACTGTCTTGATCCGGAAAGTTCCCAGGGGGCTGATTGCCACCGCGTGGGAAGGGAGGCTGGCTATGCATGCAAGGACTCCGTTAAGGGGAAAAGAAAGCATCAATGAGTTGATGTTTTCGTGGTAGCCATAAGATTGGGTGGCGTCGTTTTATAAAGACCAATCCTATGTCCTAGGAGGGATACGATCAATCCACTCAGCCCACTAATGGAGTCGTTCAAATGAGCGAAAATGAACAGCCTCAGACCAGCGACAAGTTGTTGCTGAATCTGATCAACAGTGAAAACGAAAGTACGATCGAGCGCGAGCAGATCGACTTCGGCCTGCCCAACAGTCTGGCCGAACCGATCGAAGGCAGCGACGCCAACACTCGTACCGAAGTCATCGCCGATCCGGATGCCCCCTGGAACAAGAGCGTCAAGGTCGACTACCATCGCCGCGACCTGAATCGCTACTTCGGTGGCGGGGTCGAGCTGGCAGTGCCCAAGGGCGCCTCCAAGGAAGACATCATCTCGCGCATCAATGCCGAGTACGACACGCGTCTTTCCAACCTGGAGATGGAAATCTCCCCGGCTCCGTCGGCCGACAATATCCCCGGTGAGTTCGTCCTGAAGGCGGTGCCCAACTCGCTGGGCTACATCGGCCAGGTGGCGTTGTTCCTGGACCTGACCCGCTCCCCGCTGAGCGACCGCCTGACCAAGTCGGATCTGGATGGCTTCGGTTATCCGAACGCCAACACGCCGTCCCTGAACAACATCATCTTCGAACGCAATGCCCTGGCTCCGGATGGTCATTTTGCGGCCATTGTTTCGAGCGGCATCGCCGACAACCGCAAGGGTTTCAACTTCGCCAAGAACGGCGAGGTGGTGGCGTTCGTGCGTGCCTTCAATACCAGGGGTGGCTGGGATACCACCGGCGGCACTGGCGTTGACCCGAATGCAGATGGCGTCTACCCGATCAGTACCGCCACCGGTTCGCACAGTAACTTCGGTTATGCTCGAAGCTGGCAGGTTGCCTTCGGCTTCCAGCTGACCGCCGAGCAGAACAAGTTCCAGGATATCCTGGAGGGTTACGATGTCGAACTGGAGGTCACGACGGCGTTCCCGAATGGCTCGGGCGAGAAGAAGGTTACGTGCCGGGTCGAATACCTGCCCACCGATGCCACGCGCCTGCGTCTGGTCAACAAGGATACCGGCGTCGTCATCGGCAACCTGAGCAACTCCGGGTCGGGTAAGACCACCTACAAGTTCCGGACCGACAGCAGCAACCAAGCGCTGTTCCCCGGCATGCGGGTCACCAATACGACTGTCAACGGGACGAACATGTCGATCTACCGCGGTCAGATCAAGACCAAGCTGACCCTGACCCGCAAGACCGGCCGCGCCAAGGTGATTGAGATCATCACCGACGCCATCGCATCGTAAGGAGAAGACCATGGACGTTTGCCCGTTGGCAAAGCCCAGCAAACTGCTCGTACTCGATCTGGTCAACCAGGAGAATTCGAGCAATATCGCCGAAGAGCAGTTGATCTTTGGCGAAGTGGAAGAGAGCCTGGAAGGCGGTAACACTGCCCTCCGCCTCACGGCAGCGCCTGACGCGCCCTGGAACTCGTTTGTGGATACGTCCTACGATCGTCTCGATCTGGGCACGTTGTTCCACAACGAGCGCGCGGAGGTGTCCCTGCCCAAAGGTGCTACCGCCGCCGATCTCATCTGTCATCTCAATTTCACCTACGACCTGAAGTTTGACGTCAATGAATTCGACGTTGTTCCCCAGGAGGATGGTGAGCTGCCGGAACTTTACAAGGTTACGGCGAAAGCTGGCAACATGGCCTACATCGGTTCGGTCGATGTCTTTGCAGACCTCAATCGCATGCCCCTGTCGGCTCGACTGACGGTGACCGATCTGAATGGTTTCGGCTACAATGCCGGTGGTGACGTCGTCGTCTCTCACAACAAAACCATGCCCGCAACGTGGGCGTTTGGCCACATGCCCACTGGCAATCGGAATGGGTTCGAAATCGCCGAGAACGATGAAATGTTCATGGGCGGTCGTTCCAGCTGGTCGGCATCGACGAACAACGCCGCCATCTTCCAGGCGGCTGGTTACTCCGCCAGCGCAAACCCTCCGTACTACACCTGCACAAGCACGGGCGCACTGTACAACAACACGATCTATCGCAACGCGCCAGTACTTAGCCTCTTCATGGGGCTCAAGGCTGAACAGGGCAATTTTGAACATCTGCTCGACGGCTACGACATTGCGATGGAAATGACCGTGAGCGCCTTGAATGGTGGCGGCGGCGTCATCCGCAGCAGTAAGGTCATTCGGTTTGGGACCAGGCTGCGGGTCGAGTTCACTGACGGCCAGCGTATCGACCTGGTCCAGAAGATTCAGAACGGCGTCACTGGCTATGAAGCGACCATCGGTATCCCCTACACGCCGACCGGCATGTTCGGTAGCTTGACAGCATCCACCATGGCTATCCCTGGCACGACGCAGCGACCGGCTTGCTGCACGGGTATGGTGACCTTCAAGCTCACCGCAACTCGCAAGAAAGGCCTGGCCAAGCCGATCGAACTGATCTATCGCACCGCGCTCTTCGCGCAGTAATCTGAGGAAACAAAGATGGAGGTCTGTCCTCTCGCAAAAACCAGCAAGGCGCTTGTCCTTGACTTGGTCAACGAGACCAACGAGACCACGATTGCAGAGGAGCAGTTGATCTTCGGCACTGCTGAAGACGGCGCAGCTGAGGGCAACACGACCCTCAATCTCGCCGCTGCTCCCGATGCACCGTGGAACAACTCTGTTGATCTCGACTACACCCGATTGGACCTGGGTGTTGTATTCGGCGCAGGACGCCCGGAGATCTCCGTACCCAAAGGTGCCACTCCTTCGGATATCGTTTGTCACTTGAACTACACCTACGGGATGAAGTTCGACGTCAACGAGTTCGTAGTGACGCCCATCGAGGACGGGGATCTCCCTGAGGTCTACCGCATCACTGCCAAGGACGACAATCTGGCTTACACGGGCGCCTTCGATCTCTTTGTGGATCTGGAGCGGATGCCTCTGTCGGCTCGACTGCTGGTCACTGACCTCAACGGGTTCCGCTACCCGTATCGCCCGCCCACCCTGACCAACGTGTACTACGACAGCAATAGCGACTACCGTGGGTTCCTTTCCATTGGTTCCTATTCGCCGCCGCCGGCTGCGCAGCAGGAACAGGGTTGGATGAGTGGTTTTGTCACTGCCAATAATGGTGAGTTCGAAGCCTTCCTTGCCGTGGGCGCTGCGAAGTGGGTTCCTGGTCAGGACGTGACGCGGAACTTCACCAACTTCAAGCATGCCTTCGATGAGGAGACTGGCGAGTACATCGTCGAACAACCCGACGCGTACACCAACACGCCTCGCGGCGGCATGTTCCCCAGTATCGGTTTCATGCATGCTGATCGTACCACCACTCTGGCTACCGCCAGTGAACTGTTGGATCTGTACGACATCAAGTTGACGACTGTCAGTTCCCATCATGGCTACGACGAGGTCACCTGCGTCTACACGCTCGCTGTTGATCCGAATCGCGCTGACTCTTTCTTCATCGTACCGGATGCGGCCACCGCAGCCGCCGGTGCCGCGCGTCGTCAGGGTTCCGGGCGTACCAATGCGCAGGGTGGCAGATACCTCATGGCGGACTTCTACCCCGGTCCCGCTGAGCCCCTTCCCGCCATGCGGTCGATCTCCAAGACTGTCAACTCTGTGATCACCACGCGAGTCCGTGGCCGCGGCAAGATGGTCCTGGAGATGGTTCGCAAGGAAGGTCCGGCCGATCCGATTCGTCTGGAGTACAAGTTCCGTACAACGCCTGAGGTGGGTATCGTCATTGACGAGAATCCTGCATGGGGCGATCGTCAGAACATGCTGGGCATGACGGGTCACACCACCCCTGCCAACAACGCACTGTATCTGCGGGGCGGCAAGACCGTTGACGACGGCAAGGTGATGTTGTACACGTTCGGCCGCAGAACGATTCAACTCGCTGGTGAAAGTGTCAACCGCTCAGACTTGCGCAATACCCTGTCTGGCAATGAGTCGATCACCTACCACACCTACGATCAGGCGAAGTCGGCCGTAGCGCCTGTCCAGAGTCTGCTCATCGTCTTCGGCATGGCGTCCACTCGCAAGAACCAGCCGTTCAATGCGCAGATGGTCCTTGACGAGTACGACGGTACGTGGGAGTTCTCCTCGGGTCAGGCGGGTATTCAGCCGACCATCAAGTCCGGCACCATGCGTGCTGATCCGGCGGCACCGCGTATCTTGCAGTTCCTGGACCAGAACGGCGCTGTTGTCGGTAGTCAGATCGTTACCCTGCCTACGCCGGATACGGCTGCGGCGGTCACCATCTCGGTGGCACCGTCTCCCAACAATGCCTGGTTCCCCGGCATGGCGCGCTGGCAGCAGACCGCAAACGGCACCACCTACACTCGTGTTCATGGGCTCGTTGTTGTCAAGATGACCCTGACCCCGAAGAAGGGCGGACAGCCTCTGTACATGGAATTCAACCTCCGCACCAATCCACTCGCGTAATTGGAGAATCTGATGGAAGTTTGTCCTCTTGCCAAAACTGGCAAGGAGCTGATCCTCGAACTGGTGAATGCCGAGAACGCCTCGGCGATTACCGAAGAGCAGCTCATCTTCGGTGAACCGCAGTCCACCGATTCCGAGCAGAACACCCGACTGAATCTTACCGCGGCGCCCGATTCGCCGTGGAACAGCTTCGTGGACGTGGACTACGATCGTCTCGACCTGAACACCTTGTTCCATGGTGAACGCGCAGAGATCTCCGTTCCGAAGGGCGCAACGCCGGCTGACATCATCTGTCATCTGAACTTCACCTACGGCACCAAGTTCGACGTTACCGAGTTCAAGGTGACGCCGGTCGAAGACGGCGACCTGCCCGAGTTGTACAAGGTCGAAGCCCTCGACAACAACCTGGCCTACGGCGGCACCTTCGATGTGTTCGTCGATCTGGAACGGATGCCGCTCTCGGCTCGTATCCTGCAGACGGATCTGAATGGTTTCATGTACCCCAACGCTGACCGCCCGTCGCTGAACAACCCGGTGTTCTTCAAGGACGTCGACGGCGCGTGGAATGATGGCGGCGCTCAGGACAACAAGCTCGGCTACGATCGTGGTGAGAACTCCGAGGTTGTCCTGGGTCTGCGTACCTCCAATACCAACGGCGGCTGGCAGCAATCGCGTTACCCGATCGGCGTCAAGTACGGGCCTGCCGGCGAACCGCGTCGTCTTACCACCTGGCAGGAGACCAATGGCAACCTGACGCAGGCAGCCAGCTGGAACGTGCTCGTCGGCCTGCGTTACGTCGGCAAGACGGTGGTCGAGCTGATCGAAGACTACGATGTCTTCATGGAAACTCGCTCGCGCGCGAGTGCCTCTCAACAGTGGCAGGTTCGTACCTTCAAGTACCGTCGTGACAGTGATGTTCCCGGCGCCTCGAACTACAACACGGCTGGTTTCTGGCAGGTCGATGGACCCAACAACTTCGGTCGCGGGGCCTTCACCACTGTTCCGCGTGATGGCACGCATGCGATGTCGCTTGATCGCAACACCAACATCTGGCCGGGACTGAGCCAGGGTTCGACCAAACTGACCGGCATGATGGAGTACCGTCTCTGGGCAGTTCGCAAGGCTGGTCGTGCCAAGACGTTGGAAATCCAGGCTGCCGCCACCGCGGTCTGATAGCATCACCTCGTTCTTACCCGCCCATACCTAGGACCAAGGAAGGTCCACCGGTTAATCTCTCCACGCTTCACCCACCACAGCAGGTACTTAGATGGACGTCTGTCCTCTTGCAAAACCCGGTAAGGAATTGATCCTCGAACTGATCAACTCCGAGAACGGTTCCACCATCACCGAAGAGCAGCTGGTCTTCGGCCTCCCCACTGCCAGCACGGAAGATGGCAACACGGGTCTGAACGTAGCCGCGGCCGAGGATTCCCCCTGGAACTCCTTCGTCGATGTCGTCTACGATCGTCTGGATCTGGCAACGCTGTTCGCCGGTCAGGACGTGTCGGTGTCGGTGCCCAAGGACGCCACGGCGGCTGACATCATCTGTCACCTCAACTTCACCTACGACATGTCGTTCAAGGTGGATGAGTTCGAACTGCTGCCGCAGGAAGACGGCGGCATCCCCGAGCCGTACAAGCTGCGCGCTCTGCCCAACAACCTGGCCTACACCGGCGAGTTCCCGCTGTTCGTGGACCTGGAGCGCATGCCACTGGCTGCGCGTATCCTACAGACCGATCTGGATGGCTTCCACTATCCGAACGCTGACGTCCCGTCGATGAACAACGTCATCTACACCGACAGCCCGATCGTCAACAACCTGCAGAACCGCTTCGGTGACAACGGCGATGTGAAGCTGGAAATCGAAGTGCGCGGTTTCCCGGTCAACTACCCGACGATGGTCAGCGGTGATCCGCAAGGCGCAGCGTTGGGCGTGGGCAGTCCCGTCGGCAGCGGCAGCTATCGCTTCCCGCATCTGGTGGCGGCTGTCACGGCCAGCGATCAGCGCTCGCTTGTCCAGCTGATGGCCGAGTACGATTTCTCCCTGGAGATGGCCTCCACTCGCGGTAAGGTCACGCTGCTTCCGGTGGTTCAGCCCAATGGCCAGGTTGCCTGGCAGGGGGAAGGCGTCACGCTCGGCATGGACGTCACTGGCGGCACGCTCGCCGGCTATCGCTCCACGGCCGGCTTCAACTTCGAGTGGGACTTCAGCCAGGCCGCTCAGAACCATATCCAGCCGCGCATGATCACCCTGGGCATGTCCCGCGGCAGTGGCGGCGGCGGTAGTGCTGGTACGACCGGCTTGCTGATCGCTACCCTGCGTGGTAAGCACAAGACTAAGCGCTCCAAGGAAATCGTCGTGACGCGTACCGCGTTCCGCTGATCCCCTCCACGTTTTAAGTAGTAGGAGAGTTTGATGGAAGTCTGTCCCCTGGCCAAGACGAGCAAGGAGTTGATCCTTGACCTCGTCAATCAGGAGAACGAGACCGAGATCTCCGAAGATCAGTTGATCTTCGGACTTCCCGAAGGTGGTGCTGCTGAAGGCAACACCCTGCTCAACCTGAAGGCCGCGCCTGATTCACCCTGGAACCGTGACGTCGATGTCGATTTCTCCCGACTCGATCTGCTCACGGTGTTCAGCGGCCAGATGGCCGAAGTGTCTGTCCCCAAGGGCGCGACTGCTTCGGATATCATCTGCCACCTCAACTTCACCTACGGGACGAAGTTTGATGTGCGTGAGTTTGACGTCATCCCCCAAGAAGACGGCGATCTCCCGGAACTTTACAAGGTCAAGGCCAAGGCTGACAATCTCGCCTACACTGGCGAATTCGACGTCTTCGTTGATCTGGAACGCATGCCCTTGGCGGCACGCCTCCTGGTCACGGATCTGGACGGCTTCGGTTATCCGAACAGCGATATCCCCTCGCCGAACAATCCGATCCAGACCACCGCCACACGGCAGGCCGGCAGTACTTTCTACAACTCGTTCATCAAGGACTATGGTGATCTGAAGTTGTCGATCGAGCTGGACATGGGTGGCAACGTTCGCCCGCAGACGCCGTATCAGGTACTGGACCGCGCCGATGGCGTGCGACAGATGGCCTGGCGTTATAGCAACCAGGGCTCCTCCACTGCAGCCGTGACGGTCACCGCGTCCAAGGATGGCGTTGCTCTGAAGAACTCGCAGATCCTGGAAGACTACGACGTCAGCATCATCGAGATCGGCGCAGCTGGCGTGGGTCCGGAAATGAAGTTGTCCCTGGCTGATCAGGTCGGAACCTCCGCACCGTTCAAGAGCGACTCCGGTTTGCTCTATCCGCTGCGTACCACCATCACCCCCGCCGCCACCTTCCGCGTTTCCATGGCTGTGGGGCTGGGCGCTCAGCCGGCTGCTGGTTCCTACCCGCATGTGGCTCGTACGCAGGCTGGTGTCAACTACATCTCGGCTACCGGCGGTGGTTCGACCTCGTGGTATCGCGGTGGCGCAATGATCTTCCGCCTGAAGCTGAAGCATCGCCGCAACCCGAACAAGCCGGACTTCTTCATCGACTTCCCGGTCAACTTCTACGTCTAACACCAGAAAGTAGTCCCCGCTTGCGAATCATGTGAGCGTCTCCTCATCCCCGCTCCACCCAGAAAAGGCACCTAGAAATGATCGATTACTTGAACAAGCCGGGCAAGGAACTCCTCCTGGACCTGATCAATGATGACAACGACGCCACCTTCACCTTCGATGAGCTGATCTTCGCAGCTCCGGTGCAGCTGAGCCTGAACCAGGACGAGCGCAATACCGCTTGTACTGTCACCGCTTCGCCGACCAGCTACTGGTACGGTCCGGTCACCACGCGCTTCGAGCGCCTGTTCCTGGACCGCATGTTCATCGACCAGGAAGTCGAGTTCTCCGCCAAGGAAGTCATCAGCGACGCCACGCTGCTGGATGCGATCAACGCCGAATACGGCCTGCAGCTGGAACCGACCGACGTCGAAGTCATCGGCGACTATCCGGGCGAGTTCGGCTCGGGCACGCTGACCCTGCGCGCCAAGCCGGGTTCGTACGTCTACCTGGGTGAAATGACCGTCGAGCTGATCGCTGAAAAGATCATGCTGCCGAGCTACGTCACCCACACCACGCTGCGCGGCTTCCAGTACCCGACCGCCAAGCCCTCGCACATCGGCAAGGTGCTCAACGCCTACACCGAGTCGCTGACCAATCCGGACATGGATCCGTCGATCGTGGACCACGTGTTCTACGAAGTCGGCACCAACCAGGAAACCATCGTCGGCGTGGGCGCCAACATGGACGGTCCGGTCAAGTGGAGCAACGGCGGCCACGAAGTCCTGCCGGGCACCAAGTACATGGTGCTCTTCGAAGTGGCCAACCCGGTCGCTCTGGAAGACGGCGCGACCATCGACAGCCTGTACGACTTCCGCCTGCGTGTTGTCGGCGACCGTGAGGTCACCCTCAAGATGCACGTCGAAGAAGGCGTGTACCTGCTGCGCGAGGAAGTGACCGAAGGCGAACCGTCGGTGGCTGACATCGAACTGACGGCCAGCGCCAACGGCCTGAAGCTGCAGGCACTGGTGGACCTGGAAGCCCTGTTCGGCAACCTGGTCTCGGCGACGGCTGTGGCCATCCGCAAGGATGTCTTCACCGCTCGTGTGCTGGGCCACTTCACCCTGTCCAAGCCGCTGACCTAATCAGCGTCTGATGCAGGGGGACATAGAGGGAGGGGCGCGAGCCCCTCCCCTTATGCCGTTAGCCAAACATTTCAGTCAGCTTACTCAGGAAGCCACTGGCCGGAATTTGGACAGTGAAACTCCCCTTCAGTCGCATGCTCTTGGCCGAGGCTGTCATCGTCACCGTGGTTGCATTGGTGGCGATAGCAACGTAGTTGAACTCATCACGCGACAGCTCCATGCCGTACTTGCGATTGAGCCAGTCCACAACCTCGTAGACGTCCATCGGGCGAACACTACCATCCCAACGCAGGTTAGCGCCAGTGAAGTACGTTGCCAGATCCAACAGCGGCAGTTGCAGTTCGATGACTCCGGTGTAGCGCTCCAGCTCTGCGGTGTTACGCGGAGGAACAGCGGTCACCAGCACCTTGGCATTGCTACCCACCACACCCGTACGAGCGACTGTGGCATTATGGGGATACACTGCTGCGGTGTTGTCATCGTTCATGCGGCGAATCACCGACCAACCATTGGGCATTGCCAACAACGGGTTGCTGTCATCTTTGAGATAGTTACCCGCGGTGAAGCGGGCAGTGGTCGCAAAGGCGCTCAGCGTGGTCCTGGTGATCTGACTTGCCAGCGTCTTGGACGGTTCCTGCACAACGGAGAAGCGCACGTTGAGAACATCCACGTTCTCGGTGACCTCGCGTTGCACACCACCTTCAAAGCCGACAGACATGTCAGTGCTCAGCTCGTGGTACTTGGTGGAGCTTACATCAAACTCAACCATGTCCCCGACCATGTCGTACTCAACTTCATGTCGAGCCAACGTGTCAGCACTGAGCACCCGCACTGCCAGCTTGGACAGATCCGTGACGTCACCTGCGGAGGTGTAGTCATCGCCCAGTCGGATGACAGCAAAGTCTGCCATCTTCAGTGCATCGGAGTTGATGGAGGAAATGAACTGGATGGCGTAGCTGGACAGCTGCTCCATCAGCGAGATCATCGCCTGCTGCAATTCCTTTGCCGACTTGGTGTTGGTGCTATCCATCCCGGTTGCCGCACGCAGGATGTTGGTAGCCAACAGATCCAGTTCCAGGACGCTGTAGTCGTGGATCAGGTAGTTGTTCTCGGTCAGCCAATCCTCGTAGTACAGATTGATGCCGAAGTCGACGGGGACGTTGTAGAAGAACCGGTGCGCAAGCGCCTCGGTCATGCCGCGGGTCATCTCGTGCTCCTGCGCTGCGTAAACGTCGCGCTGGTGCATGGTGTAGTTGAAGATGTCCTGGCAGGCCTCGTAGAAGGTCACGGTGGAAATGATCTTGGCAGGAATCATGTCCGGGTGCCCAGCGTAGAGCGCCTCTACGATGTTGTCCTTGACGTACTTGCGATCCACGATGGTCCACAGCTCCGAAGGACGCGGAGCAGGGTCACGCAGGATGTGGCGCGCTTCCAGCTTGGGCAGACGGATCAGGTCAACGCCACGAGCCTTGTTGTAGGCCCACAGGTAAACGATGAACGCATTGCGCACCGTCATGCGAACACCCTCACCCGAGCGGGGATCAGGCACGGTGATGACAGGCGAGTAGCGCTCGTTGTTGCCCCAGAAGATCCAGTGGTTGAGCAGCGTGTCCGAGAGCGTGAAAGGCATCGAGTCGGTCAGATCCAGCATGGCCGATTCAAGTACCTTCGTCGGGAACTTGTCCATTGCTGCCGTTTCAATGGCTTCAATGATCAGTGGTTCCTCGTAGCCCTGGATGGCTGCGTTATCCTTTGCCGCAGGCTGCTCAGCATCGAGCATGCGACCAACCGTGCGTACATCATCGCCGGTCTGGTTGAAGCCGAAGTTCAGCGCCGTACGGAACAGACGCGGAGTCGGGGCGATATCTTCAGGCTGTTCTTCCAGATCATGACGGATGTCCCACTTGGCCAGCGGGATGCCACGTTCGGTCAGCAGGTTCTGTAGCAGGTCATCGAAGGTTTCCTGCTTACCAGGATTGCGCTCGATGTAGCGGATGTTGCGATACAGCCAGAGCATCTGCTTCTTGGTCAGCGTATCGATGAACGTGTCCAGCTTGCCGTGGCTGGCCAGGAACTCACGGATATGGAAGCTGTGGGCATAGCGCGTGTGCGCATTGCCATCACGGATCGCCATGAGCTTGCCGGGGATGTTCGCACCGATTGCCGCAAACATTGCACCGAAGTACATGTCGTCGGTCAACTGGAAGCCGGGGATCAACCAGCGCACAAGTACGCGGCGCAGCCATGCCTCCAGTTGCGGGATCAAGTTGCGCTCGTTGCTCTCCACCAACGTCGGGTCGTAGTACAAGATCGTACCGTCGGCGCAGTTGTAAGCCGTGGAGAAATTTTCGCTGTCAGCGTCGTTGGGAGTGAACCCAGCGGTGAGGTCAACAGGATTGAGGATACCGTTGATCAGGCTCACCTGACGCGGGTAGGCGGCACGCAACTGCTTGTAGTAGTCCCCATGGAGCGAGTATTCGCGCTTGGTGACGCGATGCTCTGTCAAACTTTCCTTGGTGAACTCTATTCTTTGAAGCGTGTCCAGCGAGGTGACATACATCGGTTTGTCTGCTGGATGATACTCGCCGGCCATGTTCTTGTAATAGCGCCAGCTGCTGGGATCTTCGTCTCGTACTTCGTAGCCCAGCTCACGGAGGTACGCATTGCTTGCTTCGGCAGCATTGGCTGACTTGATAACCAGCGAGCGCGCCAGCGCAAGGACATCGTCGACGTAAAGTTTGTAATACGCAGTGGACACCGCTGCGTCCTCCCTTCTTAAATGTTTGTGTACTGGAGTGGATAATGAACAACCTGCCGCCCGTCTTCCCGAAGGACAGCGATCGCCGAAAGGCTATGCCGAAGATTGAGACTCTGAAGAAGAGTCCGCAACTCGGCTCGGTGGTCTCCAAGTTGGTTTACGCCAACCGGGAAGTCCAGACCGGTGGACTGTTCCGTCGTCGCGAAGTGAACCTGCCGGGTGATCAGTTCTTCACCAAGCTCAGCGACAATACGGCGACCAACGTCACCGATTCCGCCAACCTGATGCAGCTGTTGCCGGATCTGCGTTTGAACATGCAGATCATGGTCAGCTCGATCCTGTCCCCGAAGGACATGATCAACTCGAAACTGAATTACCGTGTGCAGGAGGGCATCTTCGACAGCGAGCTTTCCGGCATGTTGTTGGACGTGGTTTCTACCCACTTCACGCAAGTCTATAAGATTGACAGCCGACTTCCGACATTGCTGGAAGACATCCTGTATCACCGTGGTTCGCGCCCGATGATCATCCTGTCTGAATCCACGATCGACGACGTCATCAACAATCCGACGCGTGCGTCCATGGAGTCCGTCAAGGCGTCCGTGGAAGGCGCAGGACAGCACTCGCTGGGTTGGCTGGGCCAACCTGCCGGTACGAGCGCCGACGCTCCCAAGAGTGGTTCTACGGCCGCTGGCGTGGGCTTTGCCATGGAGTCCTTCAGTATGGAGGCCTCGGCAAGTCCGAAGAACTACGATCCGGTCTTCAAGCCGTTCAACGGTGCTGCATCTGAAAAGACCGGTAAGTTGCTCATTACCGACAACCCGGAGATGCTGAAGATGCCCGCGCTTGCACAGGCGGCAATTCATCATCGCAGCGATGCCATCCTCAAGCGTCGCAACAACCGCAAGGGTCTGCTGAATCTGCCCAAGGTAGCGGTGGCCACCGAGTCCATCGGCACCGATGGCAAGCCCACCTTGATGGAGGTGCAGTCGGCTCTGTACAGCCAGCGTCGTTACGCTTCGATGCCGGTGCAGACCCTGTATACCCGTGACCAGCTGAAGACCAAGACCAAGGGTCACCCGCTGGTCATCGAGGCGCCGTCGGAAGCTGTGATCCCGGTATTCGTACCGTCCGATCCCTCCGATCATCTCGGCTACTTCCTGGTCTGCGATGAACGGGGTCACCTGGTCAACAAGTCCACCCAGGACGACTACTTCAACCAGCTCAACCAGAACGTGAATGCGAACAACGACATGATCAGTCAGCTGATCCAGTCGACGCATCGTGGCACGTTCGGCATGAAGGGCAACAACGAGATCGACGGTGAGTCGCTCCAGCGTGCCTACTCGGACATGGTCGAACAAACCATGCTGGCTCGTCTGCGTGCCGGTGCATGCGGTGACAACGTGACCATCGCTCGCCCGGAAGAAGTCTTCCGGATCATGCTGGCTCGTACCCTGGCCAACCAGGACACGCGTCTGGTGTACGTCCCGGCTGAAATGGTGACCTACTTCGCCATCGACTACAACAAGTTCGGCATCGGTCGTTCGCTGCTGGAAGACACCAAGATCCTCGCTGGCATGCGTGCAATCTTGATGTTTGCCAACACGATGGGTTCGCTGCGTAACTCGGTGGGTCGTACGAAGCTGAACATCAAGCTCGATGAGCGTGACGACGATCCGGTGGATACCGTCGAGTTCATCATCGGCGAGTTCTCCAAGAACCGTCAGCAGGCTTACCCGCTGGGCGCCTCCAACCCGCTGGACATCATCTCCTTCTTGCAGAACGCAGGTGTGGAAGTGGTGGTCAGTGGTAACGATGGCTACCCCAACACGGAAGTCAACGCCGAGGACTTCGGTGCACAGGTCAACAAGCCGGATCTGGATCTGGACAACCTGCTGCGCAAGAACCACTCGCTGTCGCTGGGTATCCCGGTGGAGATGGTGGACAACGCCCAGGGTCCGGAGTTTGCGACCACGGCGGTGACCAACAACCTGCTGCTGACCAAGCGCGTGCTGAAGACGCAGGAACAGTTCTGCCCGCATGTCACTGACTTCGTGCAGAAGTACACCTACAACTCAGGCACCCTGCTGGACCGTCTGCGCAAGATCATCATCGAGAACAAGGGCAAGCTGGGCGATGAAGTCCGTCAGTACATCCATTCCCATGGACAGGAACTGAACGTCGACAACGTGGTCAAGCTGTTCATCGACGCTGTCATCTGCGAACTGCCTTCTCCGGACACGACCAAGATCAAGGTTCAGGTCGAGGCGTACAAGGAGTACAAGGAAGCGCTGGCTGAAGTTCTGCCGGCCTACATCAGCAAGGAAATGTTCGATGCTGGTGGTGACTCTCAGACCGACATCTCCACTGCAGTTGATGGACTGGTCGCTGTGACCACTGCCTTCTACCTGCGTCAGTTCCTGCGTACCAACAACATCATGCCCGAGCTGTTCGAGCTGATGGAGCTGGACGAGAACGAAGAGGGCAAGGTGAACATCTTCGAGTCCGCTGCCGAGCACATGAAGGTGCTGTACAAGGTCTTCGGCAAGTACATCGACCGTATCCAGAAGCTGGTGGAGAAGCGCGAACCTCAGGATGAAACGCCTCCGGATGACGGCGGTGCTCCGCCGGCTGACGACACCGGCATGCCTCAGGACGATGGTCTGGGTACTGATACGGATACTGGCGCTGACGAAGGTGCCGATGAAGGCGCTGAAGAGGGTCAGGAAGACGAGCAGCAGGAGGAAGAGCAGGAGGACACTGGTGAAGAAGACGCTGCTGCTGATGCTGGTGCAGCTGAGGCGACGGAGGAAGGTGGCGAAGAAGCTTCCACTGAATCCATCGCTGATCTCTATCAGGAAGCCGATGATCGCGTCTACTTCTACGATGCTGTGAGTCGTCCGCTCAACCCGCTGCTGCGTTCGGCACACGCCCTCGAACCGGAGCTGATTGAAGTGAAGGACTTGCGCTTCAATCTCCATCAGGCTGGCTCGATGTCTCCGCGTCTGGTCTCCCGTGCCGACTACAGCTACCCGCTGATTGGCGTGCGTGAGGAAGATGGACGTGTGGTCATCCTCGATGGTCTGAAGCGTCTGTCTCGTGCAAACGCCGATGGTGCACATCGTCTGCCCGTCAAGGTTGTCACGATGGAACAGGCAAAGCCGTAATAGGAACTGGGAGGCCCTTCGGGGCCTCCCTTTATGCCGCGAAGACAAAAAAAAAGAGACGGCAAAAAAGTGCCCACCCCCCGGATAGGAGTGGGCAAAAGCGCCTATGTCACCAGGCGAGACTTGTGTTCTTAGAGAATGGCGCTATGCTCGTCGGCATAGTCAGCCATGGTCAGCATGACGTACAGGTGCGAAACCTGACTGCCACGAATGACCTTATCGACACCCCCCATGGAGTGCAGCTTGGCGGCGGCGGCGATGAAGCCGTTGTGCTCCAGTTCCATTTGCAGGCCGGTGAAGGAGTCGTAGGACATATCCGGATACTCACTCGGCCCACCGAGGGTGTACTGCAATTTGCGGACATGCTTGTCGATGATCTTCGTCAACAGTTCCGTACGCATGTGCAGCTGATTGGCCGCCGGGAGCATCAACGGATCGCTTTCTGCTCTGGCGATGATGTCGTTGTAGTCATCGGTGCTCAGGATAACCGTACTCAGTTCCTTACCGGCACCCGGATCGGTTTCCTCGATGAACACGTAGACACGCTCACCAACCGTCTTGGAGTAGGCCAGTGCGTAGTTGAATCCGTCAGAGGCCAGCGCTTCGTTGAGCTTGACGCGCATCGGCAGGCCGATTTCGTCAAGGACCATGTCCTGATTTGCCCGCGGTACGCTGTAGGCGGACATGAAGAAGGAAGCGGTGGTCTCGCCAAGTTCGTCGGTCTTGGTGATGGTGAAGCGGCGAACCCGCAGGGGCTGCTTGATACGTTCGATGATCTCGACCAGGTTGTCATACAGAGGAGTCCACATGACCTCCAACATGCCGACGGTGATCTGGGTAGATTCGATGGTCTGCTTACCCGGATCGAGATGGGCACGCATGTACAGGCCGGACATGATCAGTTCCTGCCGGATGGAGAAGGTCTCATCCTCAGTGGGGAACTGTTCGAATTCGATTGCAACGAAGTCAGCAGGCACATGCTCCTGCGCTGCTTCGTGGCTGACGACCAGACGGGTTTCCAGATTGCGGTATTCCATCCGATCGTTGAAACTGGCCAGACGGGAACCAATGGTTGCCATCACGGGAGTGCGGTCGTAGACGGTGTTGGTATCGTCTTCGAGGGAAAACATCGGGGTATTCACGGACAACTCCATTGGGGATAAGGGCATAAAAAGCACTCCCCCACCACCGTCCTTAAACGATGGCAGGGGATATGCAGGTTGTGACGTGGATAGACTACCGCGGTGCCCCAAGGTGGTTAAGGCGGCGCGTGCAGTCATGAAGGATCAACCGTCGCTAATCCAACGCCCATGGTCGGGCTACACGTCAGGAGGTTCGAGCACTAGGAAAGGAACTCTAGCTCCACATTATTGCGTATCGCTGTTTCTTTTTACAGCGGGGAAGTTTCCCTCCCCGCCAGGCCTTAGCCCATGATGTCAACCTTGGACGGCGTCAGCACGTAATGGCTGTTGTTGAAGAAGCCGACCTGCAGATCGAACGCCACGTTGTCTTCGGTGACCAGGTAGCGATGGCAGAACTCACCACCCACGATCGCCGTGCGCTGCAGCAGACGATCCAGCGAAGCGTGCAGTGCCGGGTACAGCTGTTCGGACACCACGCCACCGTTGACCAGCGACGGACCCATGTCAGCACTGGACCAGCTCAGCAGCGTCACCGACTGGCGACGAGCGAAGACCAGCCAATGCATGCCTGCACCAGCCTTGCCGTACTCTTCAGCGAAGCGAGCCAGCTCTTCGTCCTTCAGAACACGCATGACCGAGTTGAACACCTCGTCGACCTTGGAGTTCAGCAGGTTGGCAGCAGCCACGCCCACACTTGCCTTGGCCTGCATCGCCTTCAGCAGATCGCCGAAGTCGTCAGCAGCGGTATCGATGGTCCAGCTCAGCCCCATCGAGTTCTTCAGCACGTAGTTGATGCGAGCGGTCAGCGCATCGTTGAGCTGATGCCACAGACGGACCGGCACATCTTCCTGGCCCTGCAGCTGGCTGAACTTGGCCAGTGCAGCCTGCACGGTCTTTTCCTTGCCGATGGCCAGGAACGTACCGATCAGGTTGGCTTCCACCAGGTGCGGGGTGAGGATGTCGATGTAGAACTCCTTGGGAGTGTCTTCACCTTCATCTTCAACTGCCACCACTTCGGTCATGGCAATGGCCTGAGCCACCGACATTGCCGGCACGGTGGTAGCCACTTCGCCGATCTCGGTGTCCGGACCGAAGACCAGGTTGTCGAAGGTGCTTTCTTCGCTGCCTTCGGTCACTTCGCCACTCGGTGCGGCCAGCTCGACGCCGACCATCTTTTCGCCCTTCTTGTGCATGTTGGCGACCAGGTCGAAGCGCGGGTCGACACGACCCTGGCGACGCTGATGCTGCGCCTTGCTCTTGCGGTTCTCGTCGGTTTCCAGGTCCAGGTAGTCCATGTCGGCATTTCGCTCTTTGACAACTTCATCGACACGACCATCGGGATAGACCCGGTGGAACTTGACGAAGAGGTTGGGATCGTACACCAGAGCGAACGGCTGCTCCGGGCTGAAGGTCTTCTTGTAGGTGCTCAGCACTTCCGGGATGACGAAGGAACCGTCTTCCAGGTCCACGCGGTCGTAGGGACGGCCGGCACGGATGTTGGCACGCAGGGTTGCGTCCTTGTCGACGGTATCGGCCGAGACCACGGTGCCCTTGCTGCGATCAAACAGCTTCGGCATCGGGCGCGACGGAGTTGCATCGGCCTTGCGCTGTGCTTCGTGGTTCTGGTAGTTGTGGCCACGCGGGCTGGCATGCAGTTCTTCTTCCACGGCATGCAGATCGTTGCCACCACGTTCTTCCACGCCACCGGAGGAGAACTCGCGGCTGCGGTCTTCACGCGGGGTGTCACGACGGCTGCTACGCTCATCACGACTGGGGCGGTCATCGCGATTGTCCTTGCTCGACGCACGCACCACACCAGCCATGCCGCCACGGCGAGTTGCCGTTGCATCGGTGTCGTCTTCTTCATCACGACGACGGCTGCCACCGTAACCACGGCTACCATTACCACGGTAACCACCATCTTCGCGACCACGACTACGACCACCACGGCGATCGTCACGATCGTCGCCACGACCACGACCGCGGTCATCACGGTCATCGCGACCACGACCACGGCGCGAACCACGGTTGAAGTCTTCGATGTCAGCGATGAGGTCACGACCGTCGTCCATGGCATCACGCAGTTCGCGATCCATCTTGCCGTCGACGTACTCGTCCAGCTCGGGATACTTCTCCACGTACAGCGCCATGGTGAAGCGCAGCACCACCTGGGTTGCCTTGCGCAGCGCATCGGGGGCTTCCATGCGCTCGCCTTCGAAGAAGAAGAAGAACGCTTCGGCGACAGAACCGACGAGCTGGTCGTAGTCCTTGTTGTCGAATTCGTTCTCGGCCATCATGTTGTACAGGAACGTACGCAGCTCATGACGACCGTAGTCGGCCTGCAGTTCCTGCAGTACGACGCCTGCGATCAACGGCAGGTCGCGCTCGATGGCGCCGGGGATTTGGATATTGGGGATGTAGCGATCCGGGATGCGCTCGGGCAACCCACGGACAAAATAGCCTTTGTCGACAAACTCCGGATCGACGGGAAGGCGGGAACGTGAACGTGACATCTGGGCTTACTCCGCAGTTCTTGGCTTAACGCCGTTGGATTCTTTGTTGCACATCATCCAGGATCGGACGAAGTGCTGGCGACCTTTCCACCAGTCCGTCATGGGACAGGCGCACGTACACATTGGCACGGTCCCGGCCGGTGGGATCACTCTTAGACATGTTTCGGAAACTACCCACCTCCGCCATGGAGGAGTGCAGCTGTCGTGCGGGGTCGCTCATGCTTCCCTTGTTACCACCGCGACCACCTGTCGTACTGGTCTGGGCCACCAGTCGTGCAGTGATCTTGAAGACCTTGTTGTCACCAGGGCACGTTACCGAAGTAACTTGGTTGTGCGTGGGCTGATTGAGCTGGAAGATCAGGTCAGTCCGCAGATTACGCCGAAGCTCGGCGTTGATCTCCTTGGGATTCAAGATCGGCTTCTTCGAGTTGCGCAGGTTGAAGCTGAAGTTGTAGATCGCCTTGTTGATATCGAAGACGATGTACCTCAGGATCACAAACTGCTTGCCGTACATGCTGGCAATGTCCTTTGCATTACCGGTCAGCCGGCTATGGAAGGTGTCGATCATGTGGAAGAACAGGTCGTAGACCGTCTCCACAATTACGCCGTCTTCCAACAGCTTCTTGCGGGAGTTGCGATCCATGTAGGTATCGAGCGATGCAAGGTGATCGTCGAGGCGCTCCAGGATTTTACCTTCGCTCTGCCCTTCGCCGAACAGGAAGATGCCGAGCGCGAGTTGCCATCGGGTGATGTCAAGCGCGAACTCCAGCGGGAACCGTTCCGGGAAGTGGTCGATGGCATAGAAGAAACTACCGACCAGGATGTGTACTGCGTCCGAATAGTTCTCCCGAGGGATAGCCATGCGGATGTCCGTGACCGGGTGACCTATCTTCAGACGAACGCCCTGTGGCTTGATCTGTGCCGAGGTGAAGATAACCCAGTCTTTGGCCGGGTACGCTTCCTCGTTGATCGTTGCCGAGTCGCCCACGATGATGTCAGTGCCTCCGTAACGCTTGAAGGTCTCTTCCACACCGTAGCGACAGAACAGGTAGTGTGCCATCGTCGAATCCCCACGGATCGGCTGGCGAGCCAGTTCCGCTTTGCCCTCCGCCGTGTGGTTGTACAACGAGGCGTGGATCAAGTGCGCATCCACCTGTATGCCGTCACGCATGAAGGTGTAATACATTCGCTCAAAGGTGAGCTTGGCGCCTTGCAATGGGATAAAGATCGATGTTGCGTTGATGCTGAACACGCGGTCGGCCAGTACGGGCGCTACCGCAAACAACGAGCCGCGCAGATACATCAGTCCGCCGTCCATGACGTTGGGCAGGAAGATGAATCTGGGGTCAAGCAGCTGACCCATGTAACTGAACATGTACTTGTTCAGGTGTGCGGAGGTTCGTGCAGTTTCCCAAGTCCTTTGGCTGTTGACCCGCTTGGTGATCTCCTTGAACCACTCACGCGGAGTGCAGCGGGCGAAACCTTCGTACTTCAGCCCTTCGGGGAACCCGGCGGCTGCGGTGCGGAAGATGTCATCCACCATCTTGTCCACGTAAGGCACATGCTTGGTTGCCAGACCGTTTGCAATGTCAGGGTTAAGTCGTGGAGTGACTTCCCTGAGCAGCCTGGAGTAATGTTTGTCCGTCATCTCTTCCTCGGGATAAGGATGGTTACTGCTAACTCTTGTTATTGCCAAACATCGAGAATGTCTTAACACTAGCGACAATCACACCGATCGCTGTCAGTACTGCTGGCATTGATTTCCAGAACTCCGTATGCTCGCGTCGGGATAGTGAGACCTCTTCAGATCGTTCCTTCCTGAGTTGCATTTCCAGATTCCTGTGGTGCGTCACGAGATCAGATTCGCGTTTGATCTCTGTCAGCGTGTGGACGTTCTCCATGTCCTTTGTCTTGAATTGTTGCGTTGCCTCTTCCCGCTTGCGCTCTTGTTCTGCCTTCCAGTCGCCGAGTGAGTCGGCTTCACGATAGCTCCCATAGAGACGATACTTCTTCCTTGCATCTTCAAGAGTGCACCAATCCAGAACTGGAGTGGATGGGAAGTTTGACCCCGCCGTTGCTGGCGGACGCGTAAGGACATAAACGCCGTCATCGACCCCTGGTGCGCTCACAGGGTGGACATCGTGGACGACGCCATTGAGATTGAGATACTGCGTGCCATGTTTACCATGATTGTCGACAAGCTTGATGTTGAATCCGAAGAAGCCATCTCGTGCTTCTTCCTTGTCTTTGGCATACAGTCGTTCGATATTGCTTTCCACAGACCGCGGATGAATGATGACACTGTCCAAGTCTGCCTCCGAAACGACCATGTCGATTTCTCGGATGTAGAACGCACCACCGTTGTCTCGGAGGTCTTCACGAGTGAAGGTGATGTGTAGGCTGCGAGTACGCCGGAACTTCTCCTGCATCTCTCGCGAATTGTCCAGTGCATCAATAAGTGCCTTGCGCACTCTTGTCTGATTTTCGGCTACTCCAGAAGATACTGAGGAGATGTCGACATTTACAGATTGATGCCACCTGTAAACGATTACGATCTCAAATATCCCGTCTATCTTCTTACGCGAATAAGAAGGTACACTAGCTTTTACCCCCAGTACGTCAGTTGCATCAACGGTGATCCCGAGACCGTTGTGGAACGTGATTTCCTTACCATACCAGGAGGGATTTTCCGCAGCCATTCGCTTGTTTGAATCCACGCGCAGGTTCTCGCTCTCCCGAGTAACCACTGCACGGAATACTCTACCCATGGTATCCCCTAAGATTTCTTTGGAACTTCCAAATCGATTTGGTCGTAACTTTCCTGTTACACCTCAATGATGTATGGTTCAAGATTTTTTGGATGACGGCATAAAGGAAAAACCAGAGGAGGAGCCGAAGCTCCTCCTCTGATCCACCGTACTGCCAGAAATGCAGGTAGAACTTGGTGTTCCTGTTCTGAAATGCGTGGGTGGCGGATTTGCCTACCACCCAGCATCCCAAATCAGTTACGGGCCGGTGCCGCCACCGGTGCCGCCGTTGCCGCCGGTGCCACCGCCGGTGTTGCCACCGTTGCCGGTGCCACCGCCAGCGCCCGTGCCCGGATCGACGACCGGGGTCACGTCGGTGCTGTCCACGGCCACGGTCGACTTCAGGGTCAGCACCTTGTCCAGGTTCTTGACCTTGATGATCGCCATGATCGGGCAGTTGTTGAAGTGACGCGCACGCGGCTGGACCATCGCTTCCTTGATGGTGGCGCCGTTGCGGTTCACCATCACCGAGCTGGTCAGTTCCGGGATCCAGGCGAAGTTGCCGAAGTTCAGCGGATCGGCACCCTGCGCGGACGGACGGGTGAAGAACATGACGATGTGGCCGTCGATGCGGCTGTCCACCGACACGGCCTGCTTGGCCTCGTCGAACACGGTCGCCCAGGTACGGGTATCGCCCTGCACCATCAGGTGACGGGTGATGACCTGGTCGGTGATCAGACCCAGGACCGGCTTGTTGCCCGAACCGGCGTGCGCGTCGAGCGCCTGCTGGTAGCCGGACTTCTGGTACATGCGGTAGGTGATGTCACGCACCGCGTTGACCAGGCAGGCCGACACGTCGAACGCCTTGTCCCAGGAACGGATGGAGTTGATTTCCTTCTCCAGGTCCAGTTCCAGTTCTTCGTAGAACGGGGTCACCAGGAAGCGGCCCATGCCTTCCAGCGGCGCGATCGAGCCCTTGATCTGCGGGCCGGCGACGTAGTCACGCAGCGCGGCAGCGTAGTTGAACAGGGTGGTGATCGCGTTGTTGCTGTTGCGGATGCGGACGGCGTTGGTCAGGGCCTTCAGGTCCGAGGCATCGCGCGAGGCGGTGATCGGGCTCGGGGCGCTGATCGGGGAACCCAGCGGAATCACGTAACGCTCGGTTTCCCACTGGACGTCCAGCTGCATGCCGCGGGTACGGCGGTTGCTGTTGGTGCGGTAGGCCTTCAGGTCGTAACCGACGATGCGGGCGTCCTTCAGCTTTTCCACGATCGCCAGGCCGGCGCCGGACTTCAGGTCGACCAGATCGGAGTTCTCGTCCAGGATCGCGTAGACCTCGACTTCCGGAGCATCCACGCGCACCGTGGCGTACTGGACGTTCGCATCACCGAAGGCCTGCAGGCGCAGCTTGACGGTGTACTTCGAGGTGGCCAGGTCAGCAACGACGGCCGGGGTCGACTGGTCGACGGTACGGGTCGCAGCGTTCAGGGTGATGCCGACGCTGGTGAAACGCAGCGACAGATCCTTGCTCTGACCTTCGATGGTCTTCAGGAAGCTGTTCAGCGGCAGGCGGCTGACGTCGACCGGCACGCCGGTTTCGCCGTCGGCGAGCTGCACGTACAGGGTTTCCAGGGCCAGGCGGGCGTCCAGCGCGTCGCTGTTGTCCAGGATCTGGTTGGCCATCAGTTCCGGGTGAGCGGACAGGCCGATGATCTCGTGCTTCTTGCGCAGGGCAAGCGGCGCGGTGGTGATGTCGAAGCCCGACACGATGACGGTACGCTCGCCAACGATGGCGGCGTCCACGAACGAAGCAGCGTTGCTGTCGTCGCCGGCCACGACCGGGTAGACGCGGGTTTCTTCGTCGGCCAGGATGGTGGCATCACGGTGCGCGTCGATCAGGTTGCGCAGGTGCCAGTTGGTCTCGGTGCCGTCGGACTTGCGACGGATTTCCTTGTGGACCTGGTAGCGACCGACGGTGACGTCGATGGCAGCCTGGTCCGGACCGACAACGATGGTCGGGTAGGCCAGTTCGGAAGCGTCGTCCTGGCGGGCGGCTTCCACGTTGAACTGGATGGAGTAGGCCATCGAGTTCTGCAGCTCGCGGTCGTCGAAGGCTTCCATCGCCGGCTCGACCTGGTCGGTGTAGTCCAGCAGGCCGGCGGCGCCGAAGTTGCTGGCGTGGGACATGCGCACGCCTTCCTGCGACACGGCCTTGCGGGTCAGCGCAGCCTTGTGGTACTCGCCGGGGTTGCCGTAGGCCATGGCGACCATGGCACCGGCGGTCTTCTGGGCCGGGGTCAGCTTGATGGCAGCATCGGCTTCCAGGCCGCTGAAGTGGCTTTCCAGGCTCAGCGCGATGCCTTCGGCGGTGCGCTCCAGGTTGGCGAAGGCGCTGTCGTTCAGGCTCTCCATCGAGAGGATGTTGTTGGTTGCTTCCTTGCCGCCGAAGTTGGCAGACTGGTTGGCAACCAGCGACTTCAGGTTGTCGATGCCCTGCTTGTAGGGGTTGTGCGGACGCGAGGCGATATTGAGGCGCTGCATTTCTGGGTTCCTTGACGGTTTGGTGAGAATAGGATCGGGCGAGGGGCGGCCACTTTTCCCATAGAATATCTTCCTAGGGAGCTGCAACTAGCCCGACCCTGTCCTTGGACTGCCTCCACCTGCGGGGATAACCTGTCCATACCATACAGGAAATCACACGCATTCTGGAGAATAGGCAAAAGCCTAATGCGGTTGTCAGGCCTTGTTAGGCCGCTTGCTGATCGAGGGTATGGCGGAGCCATGCGCGTGCGCAGGGCTCTTGCATGAGCTCTTCGAACGGCATCTTGGTGTTGAGGATCTTCATGACGTCGGTGTACAGAGCAGCCATGTCGGTGACGCCCACGGTGGAGGTCTGATAAATCAGCACCGTGTCTTCAGAGAATGGGTAGCAAGAAAGTACATACTTGCCCAGCTCTTCAGCGCAATCCTTCATACGTTTGTCGGTAATCGACGCATTGAAGTCTTCACCGAGGTCCAAACGACGGCGAGTCTCCTCGCATTCATCGCTCCGCGGCAGCAGATCGCACTGGTGGAAGGAGCCAGTGATGGGCTTCGGGAGGATGTCGTCCAGACGGAGATTCAGTCCGACATAAAGTCTTACATCCTCAGGCGATACTATGCCCAAAAGTTTGGGGATGTTGACCAGTGCACTTCTGGGGAGCGACGCAGCCTCAATGGCGCGCATCATCCAGAGGGGTGCGAACAGCATCTTCATCGAAAAAATCCTCTTTAAGAAAAAGTGTTCATACAAATGGATGCAAAACTCCTCCTCGTAAAAGCGGTAACTCTGTTGTTCCGCGAAAGCCAGATTGCCGACTATGGCTCTGGCTCTGATGATCTCATCCGTGAGACCTTGAACTCCATCAAGCTTCCTGAGTCCGTGATCGAAACCGACCATGGACGTGAGGTGATGACGGGGCTGCGGGCAACAGTGCTCTGGCTCATTGACCGCAAGGCAGAGCGGTCTGTAGACAAGGAAGCATTGCTTCAAAGAATACGTGTGAACGTGGGTGACGAGACGTGGCTGTTTGACGCCATCGAACAGGGCATCCGCGACATCGACGACCAGGAAAAGATCCGTGATGAGGCGTTGTCCCATCGTCGTGACCTGATCCACTACCATCGCAACAATGCAGTGACCAGCCTGGTTCGCTCGGCCTCCAGTACCCTGATGTTCAATTCGGGCAGTATTGACTGGCGCACCTACGTCCAAGATCTGATGGACAAGCTGGAACCCTATCGAAGCGACGCCACCGCTGTCATCGAGCAAGATGACAACGATCTGACCTTCGATGACATTACCAAGATCGCAGGCGCCGTAGAACGCGCCAAGGAAGAGAACCAGACCGACGGTGTGATGATCGTCGGGTATCAGGGCTTCATGCGCATGCTGGGCCACCACAAGGGCCTGCGGCGCGGTGACATGTCTTTGGTGGGTGCACTGCAGCACAAGTTCAAGTCGGGCTGGTGTAACGCTGTGTTTGCTACAGCGTGCATGTTCAACACGCCCTACCTGAAGGACAAGACCAAGAAGCCGATGATGATGCTTATCTCCACCGAGGACAAGGTGAGTGATAAGCTGCTGTGGATGTTCAAGTTCATCAAGGAGAATCTGGAAGGGGTCAAGATCGACTCCACTCAGTTCTCTGCTGAAGAGATTGCCGAGTACACCATCGGTAAGCTGACGCAGATGGGCTATGAGATCAACATGGTCCGTGTCAACCCGTCGGACTTCTCCTACGCCAGCTTGCAGGATCGTATCAATCGCTTCGAGGCGATGGGTTATGAGATCCACCTGCTGGTGATCGACTACCTGGCCATGTTCAACAAGGCTGGCTGTACCCATGGTGCAACGGGTGCCGAGATCAAGGATCTGATCCGTCGTGTGCGTAACCTTGGCTCGGCTAAGGGTATTCACATCATGACCCCTCACCAGTTGTCCTCTGACGCAAAGCAGAAGCTGCGCGATGGTATCTCTGAGTCGGACTTCGTCAAGGAAGTTGCGAACCTGGGTTATTGGGACGGCTGTAAGGGTATCGATCAGGAAGTGGATCTGGAGTACTACATCCACATCGTCAAGATCGATGGTAGAGCCTACCTCACATTCCAACGTGGTAAGCATCGAGGGCTCATCGACCAGACGGAAGACCGCGACATGTACTTCGCGCTTCCGTTCCAGAAGATCGGCACGTTGCTGTGGGACTTCAACGGTAAGGACACTACTCTCCGCAAGCCGGGTGGTGGTGCGATTGGAACGAGCGAAGAAATGCCATGGTTCGATAGTTTCGAGATGGGCTCAGTCGCCGCATAAGGCAAAAAAAAAAGAGTAAGGACATAGCTCCAGCTACCCCTGCGGGTAGCTGGAGCCTATGCCGTTTAGATGGTGCGGAAGATCGACGGTTCGAACTTGGGGTTACGTTCAACGCGGAAGCGTCGACGACCATCTTCGCTCAGGCAGATCGACAGGTTCATTTCATCGACCACATTGGGCAGGTGGATATCCATCAACGTCTGCACTTCCATCTTGCGCAGATGTTCGTGCTCGGTCAGGTGGAACATGGAGCGTTCCAGATCCATCAGCTCAGCTCCGGTGAGCTGCTTTGCTGCGTGCTTCCCGCGGGGGCGATCAAACGAACGCGTCGCGCTCACAAGCTGACGACCCCTGTCGTCGTAGTTGGTCATCACCAGCTTGTTGTGGCCGATAGCGATGTGGAAGTAGGCGGTGCGCTTGTCCACCTCCTTGAACATCTTGGCGATCTTGCGCCAGCCGGCTTCACACTCGGCAGACGGGCAGAAAGCATGATGGAAGACTTTGCCCATGGCCAGGGCTACTTCACCGAGCGCGGGACCGGTGACGGGGTTTGCGACTGCGTTCATGATGCTCCTTACTGGGATAGTTGAGCGGCGGTGTCCTTGTTCCAGAGGCGATAGTCTGCGAACGTATGGTCACCACCAAGTTGGCGGGTTGGTGCACCGTAGGGTGTGTACCAGTATCCCTTGTAGAGGAAACCGGTCACAGAAAACCCAGCGGTGATGATGCGGGAGAAGATGTCACGAACTGCGGAAGGGGGCAACTTGCTCTTGCTCGCCATCCAACGGTTCTCGATGCGGAACTTGATGTAGCGGTTTGGTTCAATGCCGTTGCCACGAACGTGGATCAGGCCGTCTTCTTCGTTTTCTTCAAAGTCGTAGTTGAACATGCCAACCTTACCTTGAAGGACGAAATGCATGAACAGGAAGCCTACGTTTCTGGCCAACTTGTCCACGCTCTCAAAAATTCGAGTCAGGGTATCGCGCATAGCGGGTTGTTTTATCACGACGGACATTCGTCTCTTTCCTCCGTCCAATAGGAGAGGAGAGTAGATAACTACTCCCCTCTCGTGGACGCTTGCGGTTCTTAGGCGTCGATCAGCGCGGGACCATCATTGTTCAGGTGATTGATCAGCATCACCGTCCCGATCACCACTGCCGCACCCACGCCGATGGCGACCAGGCGCTTCTTGTTGTGCACGGTTTCATGGAACACGTTCTTGGCGCGGTTGGCGCCGCGACGGATCTGGGTTTCGGTGCGGGCCTTGGTACGGGCACCGAAGTCCTGGGCGTCCTGGAGAAAGGTGGTCTTCTGGTGGTTGGGATCGACACGACCGGCGTGCTGGGCCAGCGAAGCGGAGGGGCGCGGACGACGGACGACGGTGTTGGTAGCTGCGGACATGGTACGTTCCTTTTTGGGCTTGAGAGTGGACTTGGTTTCTTTCAGAGGAGCTGCTTCGAGTTCGTCATCCTCGATCGGACGAACGTACTCAGCTGCAGCCTGGCGCTGGCCACGAGTGGCCTTGTAATTCACCCGCACGACCAACGCGCCATCTTCGGTCGAGAGGGTAATCTTGGATCCCTTGTGCTGCTGGGAGTCGAGCGGTGCTTCCATCAGCTCGGGATGCTTGGTCAGCAGGTCATCGAAGTAACCCATGGTGTCGAGGAAGCCCATGCGAACATAGGTGCCGATCCGGCCATAGGTCGAGGCCTGAATGATGGCCTCTTCGAACTGCTCCAGGTTCGGGTTGGCCAACGCGTCCGGAGCATCTGCGATATTCAGCAGACTCTGGAAGCGTTCATCCACGTGCTTGAACATGGCCTCTTCAGCGGCGACGTTCTGCTCAACTGCCATGCTGATGAAGCCACAGCGGAAGATCAGCCCTTGTGCTGCGATGCGGCCCATGTAGTAGCCGCACATGCGTTCGAGCAGATCCTGCTCTTCCTCGCTGCGACTGGAGTCTTCGCTCAGCTCGCTGAGGTTCAGTGCGAGTACCAGACCGGTGAAGGTCAGAGTACGTGAGCCCATCAGGAACGGCATGTCCAGCAGTTCGTCGAAGATGTCCGCTTGTTTGTCCAGTCGGTCCATCGTCAACATCACCGCTTCCCCACCGAAGTTCAGGCCCTTGGCCAGCTTCAGGAAGGTGATCGGCAGCCAGCCCTTGGGTGAGGCCATCTCCACGGTCTTGCCCTGGTAGCTGCTGCGCAGCGTATCGGGGAAGATGGTCCATGCCAGTTGCAGCATGCTGCGCACGAAGCTCTCGCTCATGCCCAGGCCGTTGTAGATGTTGGGCTCGAATGGAGCATGTTCGTGTACGAAGGTCAGATCGCGGACACGGTCGCTGTACTTGTTGAACAGCTCATGTACCGCCTGATTGTTGTAGCGCTCGTTCTTGGCCGCATCGGTTTCGATCAGCTTGCGTTCTGCTTCCTTCTGCACCTGGGTCTTGCGGGGTGCAGCTTTCTTTACGGCTGTCTTGGTCACCGGACGATTCTTACGGGGACGATATGCCACGATGTTTCTCCTCTGGGGTTACACGAAAGAAAAAATAGTTGAGTCAAGTCACCCACCTATCAGCCTTTCCGTTTGATTGGAAGGGATGATAGATTGAGGACTTGGGGACGATTGGTTGTACTACTTCAGCTAGGTGATGTATAGGTGAAAGTTTTTGGAATCGGGTTCTAAGATGCCCATCTATTCTATGTGGGCGGGGCCAGATTACTTCCGGCCTTAGCCTACCAATGCGCATCCCACCTTACTAGCTAGAGGTAATACCATGTCGCTCAATGACAAGAGCAAGGATCGTCTGCTCGCGCTCGTCAACGAAGAGAACGCCGCGGAAATGATCTACGGTCCGCTGACCTTCGACGACGTCGACTTCGCTGACCCGGTGGCCGATGCCACCCAGGGCGAAGAGGTCAACTCCACCGTCAAGATCACTGCCAAGGCCGAAAGCCGCTTCGGTGGCGAAGTCACCACCGCCTACCAGCGTCTGGACCTGCAGAAGCTGTTCGACGACGCCGGCCTGCCGGAACTGGAACTGCGCGCCGTTGGCCTGACCAACTCCAGCGAGCTGGTCACCGAGATCAACGAAACCTTCGGCCTGGGCCTGGACGAGGACGACATCGTCTTCGAAGCCCTGCCGACCGGCGAGTTCCCGATCGACTACACCCTGAAGACCAAGACGACCTCGTTCGCCTGGATCGGCGAACTGAAGATCATCCTGACCGACGGCAAGCCGCCGCTGAGCTCGGTGATCGTCAAGACCGTCCTGAACGGCCTGAAGTACCCGGCCGGCATCGTCTCGGGCCTGATCAAGCCGAAGGTGCAGCAGAACGTGGCGGTCAACGAAGCGTTCCAGACCGAAGAAGGCACGCTGTTCATGGGCACCGGCAACCCGGTGGGCAACCTGGTCGCCAACAACAACGGCGAACTGGAAGTGGCCATCGGCGCTCGCCGCTGGAAGGACATCAACACCTTCGCCCCGGTCGACGGCGCCCTGCCGAAGTACTCGACCGCCATCGCTGCTGACGGCGACTGGAACGTCCCGTTCTCGATCGGCCTGCTGGACAAGACCCACGGCACCGCCGTGCTCGACCTGTACGCGGTCGAGGTGTTCATCCAGACCGCCGACCGTACCTCCGGTCTGCACCTGGTCGCCGTGAAGAACGCCGACGGCACCCTGTCGCTGAAGGACGAAGCTGCTGGCGTGGAAATCACCGACGCCTACTTCTCGGCCTCCGGTGACCTGATCCAGGAAATCCAGCGCGCCTCGTTCTACGCCGACGCGTTCCAGGGCGTGACCACCAACGAAGCCGGCGCACTGCTGGGCGATTTCTACATCGCCGTGCAGGCTCGCCGTCTGGACTCGATCGCTCCGCGCGTGCTGGCGGCTGCCGAAGTGTCCATCACCGAAGCTGCGAACGGCTAATCGCCATCGCGCCTAAGGGCATAGAGGAGGGGCTTCGGCCCCTCCTCTATTTATGCCGCTCAGTAGATCTCTTCGATCATCAGTTCCATCATCAGACGCAGCTGCGAGGAACCACGGGCGTAGCTGTTCAGCGTCACCTCCAGCGCAGCGCCACGGGCGATGTGGATCAGTTCGTCCGAACCACCCACCACCGTGCCGACCTTGCTGCCAGCAGCGAAGACCACATCGAAGCGATGGGCACCGATGTTGATCTGCAAGCTGACCTCGGAGGTCGGGGCGACGTTGAGGCCGAAGATGCATGAACTCAGCGCCTTGTCCACCACGACTGCCTCGCCGATGAAAGCACCGAACAGAGGTTCGGCCTTCATCTCGTAACGGGTCAGGTCATTGACGGAGAAGTTGATGTTGAAGCGACGCGAACCAGCGCGGTTGCGGACTTCTTCAAGCAGGCCACGCAGGGTGGGAATGTTGCCGTCTTCGAGTTCGACGACGTCATCGGGCTGGCCCTGGATGAACTGGCGCAGCAACAGGTTGCTGGCTTCGGTGTCGTCGGCTGCTTCGTTGAGGCGCTCGATTACTTCTTCGGGACTGGTGCTCATCTTGTTTCCTTGGTTGATCAGGTTTCAGGATGGAAGACCAGATACAGGCCCTTCCGTACCGCAGTGCTCACACGCCCCGCAGCGGCCACCAGTTCATCCACAGGGATCGGGATGTAATCGAAGTGGGCCACGATCACGCCTTGACCGTAGTAAGCGTAGGAGCTGTCCTTGGCCTTGACCTGCACGTTGAGCTGGTCAAACCCTTGGGACAGATCGAAGACGCCTACAGGCTCGATCTCGGACGTGGTGAAGTTGATGTTGTACAGTTCGGCGATGGCGCCGATGAACTGCTCGAAGGTGACGTTCTTTTCGGTGAGGATGCTCATCCCGCCCGCCAGATCGATCACTTGCTGCAACTGCAATCGCTCGTAGGAGAGATTGACAATGCCGCCGTAATCAAAGGCAGGCTTGGAGCGTACCCGCATCGTTGTGGTGGGTTCACCGGGCACTACACCACCCGGTGGTTCCAACGTCACCTGGTCATGAGTGAGGGTGAGGTCGTTGTCCTGGTTGATCAAACCCAGTACGACGTCCCGTGCCTCGATAGACAGGTCGGTCATGTGGCTACCTTAGAGGATCTGAATCTGGAGGAGTGCTCCGCTCTCAGGAGCAGGCGCAGCGCCCTGGATGGCATCCATGAGGATGAGCAAGCTAGCGCTAGAAACATTCACTGGCCTGGGGTCATCCATCAGAACAGCGTAGTTCGCCATGGCAACATTGGCACTGACGTTGGCGTCTACAAGAAACGCCATCTGTACCTTGGAGACATCGTTATCCACGATACCTCCTTAAACCTTCGGCGATGACAACGTCATTGCCAGGTTGTTGATGTTGGCGGGAATCAGATCTTCGCTGACACCAGTCGACCAGAGTTTCGCGGTGTCGTATTGGTTCTGACTGAAGACGGTGGGGACGTTGCCGGTTGGCGCCACCTCTTCTCCAGTTTTGACATTGACCACCGAGGCGGCTACGGTCCTATCCGAACCGCCGTTTCGTTTGGCGCGGACGTACAGCTCGGCCGAATTTGCGCGATAGCCTTCCGGCAGGCTGAAGTCCATCCTGTACTTGTCAGGAGCGTTGTCCAGCGGGGACGTGATGAACTTGGCATCGTTATCCGCATTAGCTCCGGTCAACAGAGCCAGCGGATCGTTACCCTCCGACGGGGTCCAGTTGCTTTCCAGTGTCCTGGTTGGCTGGCGCGTCAAGATCATCTGGGGACCAAGGCGTTCGTCACCGATGTAGATATCCCCGAATAGCAGTGTGCTCTTCCATGTCTGAGTGGGAGCGGCAGAAGACCCCAAGCGGAAGTTGGTAACCGCCCCAATGCTCTTCGGGGAGGCGTACCTTGCCAACTCTACCCCATCAATGAACAGCGCAAAGGACAGGGCGGTGCCGGCAGCATTGCGAATCATCTCAATTTCGATGTAGTACTCCTGACCAATGACCAGTTCCATGGTTGGACCAGCCTGGCTTGTGCCGTTCGGGATGCCGATACGACCGGAGCTGGCCAAGTAATCGAGAATCGTGGACCCTCCGAAAGACAGCAGGACTACTGCGATGCCTGCTTCCGCTCCTGCATCCGGTGGGCGCAGACGCTTCAAACGCAGGCCCATGAATCTCTTCGCTCCACCTGCGGTGGAAAACACGTCAGTCGCTACAGGGAACAATGCGCTGCAGGCTGCGACAGAACTGCCATCGCCGAGAGCCGTCCACGCGAGAGCATTTCTCAGAGTGGCCCCGCTACCGAACTTATGCTCGGGAAGACCACTTACACCGATGGTGTAGTTTGGGCGATCAACTGGTGCTGTGACACTAGGTTTGGCCGGATGATTGACAAGGCCGGCTCCTACGACAGCACTGCCTGTAGCGTTGGCTGCTTCTCCGAAGCCGTCAAAGCCAAGGATGTATCGAACAGTCACTGGGTTCTCCTAGATTTTCTGGATCTGGAGGAATGCACCAGATTCGGGTTTGAGAGTGGGGTCGACTTGGGCATCCATGAGAATCTGGACACCCAACATGCCGATGATCGCCGGTTGTTCATCAGCGACCATCACCATGCCACCAATCCCGCCAACCAATGCCAGCCCAGGGTCATCGATCAGCGACATCATGCCGATGGATGCAACTTGTGTGGTCATGGCGGCACCTTAGGTCAGCGGGGAGGTCAGGTTGACGTCCATCGAGTTGAGGTTCTCCGGCGTCAGCGTTGCCGGGGTATCCGAACTCCAGAGCAGGTCGGTACGCCAGGCATTCTGCGAGAACTCGGTCACAACCGACTTGGCCGCTTCGACTTCAGTTCCGGTCGCGCGGTTGAACACACCCGCACGAACCTTGCGGGTGGAACCAGGGTCACGCTTGCCACGCACGAACAGCGAAGCAGCGTAAGCCTTGAAGCCCACTGCCAGGTTGAAGTCGATGTGGTAGCGATCTTCCGACGTATCAGCCGGGGAGACGATGAACTTGGTGTCATCGGTGGTATTGGCACCGGAGATCAGAGCCAGGCCATCGTTGCCTTCGGACGGCGTCCAGTTCTTCACCACAGCCACGGAGGGCTGACGGCTGATCACCTGTTGCGGACCCAGACGGGTATCGGCGACGTAGACGTCGCTGACTGCGATGTACTGGTTCCACGCGTAGTTACCACCGGCATTGCCGAAGGTGAAGTTCAGGAACGTGGAGTACGAGGTCGCAGTGGAGGTGTAGATCCTCGTGCCGTCAACCCAGATCTCGAAGTAGGCATTGGCGGTCGTGGTGCGCCGGGCCAGCAGTTCGATGTAGTACTCCTGCCCTTCGCGGAAATCGAAGTAGCTGGAATACGAGGTGCTACCCAGGAAGAACTGCGTGGAGCCAGTGGTCGGATTGAACCCGAAGATCGGTGCGCCGTTGGCCATGATCACGGTGTGATAGGCATTGGGCGGAACCGTGCCAGCTGGGTTGATGCGACCGCGCTTCATCCGGAAGCCGAACACAGCAGTGGCGCCAACCACTGCAGGTAGCACGCCAGCAGGCAGCGGGAACATGGCAGAGACGTTACCAGCGTTCTGCGTCTTCGCGCCGCTGTACATGACCAGCGAATTGCGACGACTTGCACCACGACCAACTTTGTGACGCTCCAGACCACTCACACCGATCCCGTGTTCACGCCCGGCTGGATTGCTATTGGTGAGGGTCGGCTTTCCCGGATGCGTGGTCAGGCCAGCGAAGGCGGCAGGACCGTCGCCATCGGCGTTGGCCTGCGCTCCGAACAGATCGAAACCGGTGTGGAAATAGACGGTCATGAACATTTCCCTTTGAGGTAGAAGAGACGTTAGACCTTCCGGTCAACATAGGATAAGTTCATGGCTTTCTCAGGCAAAAAAAAAGAGACGGCATAGCTGGGAGGTCACCCTCCCAGCCGTTTATGCCTTCTTGCTATCCTGCAAGGTGAGGATGTCCCACACCGAAGGACTACCGCGATGACGCTGGTGGAGTTTGTGCACCCACTCGATCTTTCCCCCAGCCAACCCAGAGGTGGTCAACTCGGTGAGCTGACTGGAGAAGAGCGGTGCCCAGTCCATGCCATGGAGCGCAACAATCGTGGCCGTTTGGTAAATGGCCGGCATTACATCGACCAACATGTCCGGCGGGAACATGGTCAAGAACTGACCCTGCAGACCGATGAACAGTTCGTGCGGTGCGCCCAGTTCAACGTACGTGCCGATGTGCTGGACTTCGTTCTTGCTGTCCCAGTCGCCCCGGATACGATACAACTTGGTCGGGGTGAGGACGAAGAAGTCGATCGCGTTGTAGCGGATCTTGCCCTTGTCAAAGACGGGCAGTTGCGCCATCGGTGCCGCATCCAGCAGGCCCTCACTCAGAGCCTCAGCGAAGTCATGTGCCCCGTGGAAGATGGGGGTCTCGGGGATATGCAACGAGCCGACTGCATAGCCCGCTGCAATGATCGCCTCCCCACGGAACTTGAAATCGTCGCCTTCGCGGCGATGATACAGACCGCTGATATTGATAGACTGGATTGGGGCCACGATACGCGTGGCCATGCCATCTGACTTGATGTAAATCAAACTCACGGAGAAACTCCCAGACGCTCGTAGAGCTGCGTGTTGTCAGCCTTGCGCCTACCACCCATCAGAACCCTCTCCTTGCCGTCAGCGGCCCCAGAGAAGCTAACACAGGCACTGTGCAACGCCTGGGTGATAGCAGCATCGGAATTGAGGACACTGAAGGCCGTAACCAGCGGACCATTCTTCCCATCGGGGTTCATGGTCACACCAATCAGAGGCCCTCCAGCATTGGGGTACATCTTGCATACCAATGCCGTCACTTCCGGTGCTTTCATCGATGTGCGCTTGAGCAGCTTCATTGCAAACGAAGCGCCCGAGCCCATTGCGAACGGAGCGTCCACCGACTGGATGGTCATCTTGACACCCTTGTAGGATGCCAGGTAAAGACCATTGACGGTGAGGATCAACAGCTTGCCGGGTTTGGCCTCGAAGGCCTTGAACTTGGAGGACTGGACAGCGAGCTTGCGCAGTTTGCCACTCACCAGATGTGAGAGCATGAACTCGGAGGTCTTCACGTTACCGCAG